ACAAACTAACCCCCCCGGTGAGGGGATTAGTCTCGCCATTTACAAAGTACCGATCTACACCGCGAGAGGTTGTCCCGACAATCTGATCTGTTCTTCGGTCAACGAGGAACCCACCGTTTACCGAGTTTGTCTCAAAGATGTATTCTGCGCGCGCCATGGTGGATGCCTTTCCAAAGATGCGAGCACTCTAGGTTTTTTGGCTGTTTTGGGCAAACCTTAGCCAGATAGCTTCATCCCTGCGTCAGAACGAAAAAAGCCACCCGAAGGTGGCTTGATGCTCTTGATTGAATCACCCCCGCGAATACACCCAGGCCATGCCTGCCAGGATGGCGAGTCCATAGGGCATGGTGGAGAAGGCCAGGCCGACCAGGCCAACGGCAATAGTGATAAGTTGTAAAATGACGAAGCCGGGAAGTGCTGATACACGACCCGGCCTCTGACCACATCATTGTTTATAAGGAACAACAGCATGGCTACCACCAATGTTACCGCAGAGCGTCTGCGTGAATTACTTGACTACAACCCCAACACCGGAGTTCTTCGATGGAGAGTTTCAGTTGGAAGTCGGGCCAAAGCTGGCGACATCACTGGGTCAAAAACCGCCCAGGGCCGTCTCACAATTCGTGTTGATGGGCGTGCAATTTTTGCCCACCACATAGCATGGATAGTGACCAACGGTGCGCTACCTGACGGAGTTTTAAGGCACCTAAATGGTGACACGACAGACAACAGAATCGCCAATCTGGTCGCCGTCACAAGGAGAGATGTCATTTCACATCTTGTCTCACGCCGGATTGACGCAGCAAATGTCCACGACATATTTGAGTACACCGAAGGTCGAATTTTGTGGAAAACAACTACGTCCGGGCGACGCATTTCCGGGCGTGAGGCTGGCTATATAAGCGATGATGGCTATATCGTTGTCGAAGTCAAGAATAAGGCGACAGGCGCGCATCGCATTGTTTGGCTGATGCATCATGGGGCGTGGCCTGACGGGGAGATTGACCATATCAACGGAATCCGCAATGACAACCGCATCGAGAACTTACGCGATGTCGGCCACAAAACAAACTCCGAAAACAGAAGGGGGGCCAGTACGCGCTCAATTACTGGAATCCTTGGTGTTTCGGCTTTCAAAGGTGGAAAATTTCGTGCGCGCATAAGGACAAGCGGGCGGGTTGTGTCTCTTGGACTCTTTGACACCACAGAACAAGCTCATGCAGCCTACGTCAATGCGAAACGCAGGCTGCATGTCGGATGCACGCTTTAGTCCGCCACAGCAAACCGCCCAGCGTCAATCGCATCCTGACGCTTCTTGGGCAGGTACACCCCTTGCTCTGCTTGCTCGATGCGCTTGCGCCGCGCCCGAACACTTTGCATCAGGTTGATTGGCGTGATCCGTGCCTTCGGGTTCTTTTCGTTGAACCGTGCAATGTCCTTGCGCGCATCTGCCATTCCCTCTTGATCCTTGGCCATGGCTGCCAGCGCGAACTGGCGCGTCAGGCTGGAGCGTCTTTCCTGAATGGCCCGGTCGGCGCTGTAAATGGCGCTCTTGCCTTCTTGCGCCAATCTGGCTTCCGACGGCGAGAATCCGAGTGCCTGACCAGCCACGCCGGCAGCGCCAATTTCCTCATTGATGGCCACGCCTGTTTTGTCGATGTTGCCTTCTGTGCCGTAGCGGTACGCCTTCAGTGGCGCGCGCAGGGCCGATGGAAGCATGGATTCAAGGCCGCGTGCATACTGGCCGTTTGCTATGTCCTGCATCCCCTTGCCTGCGTTGACGGCAATGCCAGCCACCGGCCCGAGTGCTGCAGCCATCCAGTTCTTGACCGCATCGGCACCCTCCAGCCCCTCCTGCACATCAGGCAACAGCAGTTTGTCCAGGCCCACCCGGCCCGAAATGTCCCATGGTGTCAGTCGTGACAGGCCGTGCGCGAACACTTCAGCGGGTTTTTGCCCCAGCGTGTCGGCCAGCATGTTCTGCAAAGCCGCCTTGGCGTCCCATGGTTCATCGTCATCGCCTCCGATCATGGAGGCCGCAGACAGCAGCATCCCCACCATTGGCAATCCGAGTGCACCAGCGGCCAGCGCGTGCGATACCAGCAGCCCGCCCAACGCCTTGCGTGCCTCGGCTCGTTCTGCTGGTGTGGCGCCATTCAGCGACAACTGCGCCTGACGGGTCAATGTGTAAACCATGTTCTGGGCATACTGCTTGAACAGCAGCACCACCTTGGCGACATTGCCCTGCATCACGCGCGGCCTGTTGCTTGCCGAATAGTCAAAATGTCCGTCATAGGTCGCCTTCACCGCTTGGTCGTAAGCCGACAAGTGGCCAGCGCCTGATTCTTTGGCCAGCCGGTACGCCGCCACAAAGGTGACTTGCCGGTTGAACTTTTCGGCATGGTGAAACAGGAAGCTGGCTGCTTTCATCACTGGCCTGATCTTGGCAGATACCTTGGAATCTTCGCCTTGCGCGATACCTGCCAGGTCGTGCGCCATCGTCACATCAATCACCCCGGCGCGCACCGCCTCGTTATAGGCTTCAAGATCTTCACCACTCAGCGCCTTGCTGATGTCGTTCTTGTTGCCGGCTGCCTGCCGTGAGGCATTCATCAGCGCCGCAGAGGCTTTTCCAAACCCCCACTTGGCGCCCATCACAGGGTAAGCCACCAGTGCCGTTTGCGACAAGTTCACCAGCGCCGAAGCGGGAGACAAGCCCAAATGGAACACAAACCCGAAACTGGTCAGTGCCGTGGATATGGGGTTGGTCGCCGGGTTCATCATCGAATCATGGCGCTTCACCATCTCGTCAACCACCTGTTGCGCCTTGACAGAGTCAAATGCCGCCACGTCAGCCTTGCTGACAATGTGCTCCTGCATGTCGTCCAGCTTGGTTTGCAGTTGGTCGGCATACCGCAGCTTGGCCAGATACCGGGCGCCGTGGAACATGTTTTGCGCAAAGGCTCGGCGTGCGTCTTGGCTGAAACCCGGTGTGCCCTTGCGGTGAATGCCATGCTTGGCCCATGATAGGTCGGGCAGCGCGGCCAGGTAAAGCTGGCTGATGGCGTCGGTCAGTTCGTCGCCCGCATTGGTCTTGTCCAGCGTCTCGAACAGGTCAGCCATGAAGCCCCGGCCTACCCCGTCGCGCGCAGCATTGAACTCTTTGTCCTTGAGTACCTTGCCCACCTTGTAACCACCCGATGCCGGGAACTTGGCAAGCAGAATCTTGCGCGTGGCCTCGGCCTCGTTCATGGTTTCACTGCGGTTGGCGCTCAACACGTTGCCCGAACTGTCCTTGACGATGGTCACGTATTGGCCGAAGCGCGCCAGTGGGAAATAGACGCCCTTCACCTTCTTGAAGAACTCGCCGTCCATCTTGGTCAGCAGTGCCTGTTTCTTGGCTGAACTCATTTCACTGCGCATGATGCGCTCTCGGATGGCGTCACGCACCTTGTCATTGTGGCCGGAGTACATGTCGCGCGCCTTGCGGTAGGCTGCTTTGGCTTCTGGTGTCAGCCTTGTAAAGCCGTCGCGCAGTGCGTCATAGAAATTCTGGTCGTCGCCATCGACAAACGCCTTGTCAGGGTCGATCTGTGCCAGAGTTGCGTCGTGCATCAATTCGGCCAGTTGGCGCTCATCCTTGAGTTTGCCCCAGCCGGTCGCCAGCGCGTCGGCCTCTGCGCCGGATTCGTTCTTGTCGGCATCCATTTGCGCCACCATGCGGCTGTAACTTTCCATTTGCGGGAGGTCGCCAGCGTACAAGTCAACCAGTTGCCTGCGCCCAAGGGTTTGCAGGCCAAGTCCACGGAAGTCTGCCAGGCGGTTGCCAAACTGGTGCTTCAGGTCGGTGACAGTTGCTTTGTTCAGGCCATCGCGCACGTTGTTGGCTGCGTTATTCAGCGCATGGCCCAGTCCTTGGCTGAACTTCACGCCGCCACTATCCGGCGCGGTGGATTCATTCGGTAAAAGCTTGTTCAGTTTTCTTTTGGCTACATCAAGGCGTTCAAGTACTGCCGCATGGCCCGGGGATTTCTCCAATTTCTTGGATTCGCGCTCGATGTTGTCCATTGCGTCCATGATGTCTGCCAACTTGAGATCAATAGCTTTTACAACATCAGCATCAGAATCTAGTAAAAGTTTTTTTGGTTTGATCGAATCGTAGCCATCACTATCAACACCAACTTTGTCAGCAAGAAATACATGAGGGGTTGACCGGCTGTCTTGCATGCGCAAAAAACCGTACTCAGAAAGCCTTGATGCTATGTCTACCGGGTGCATGTCTCCGGTTATCTCAATAGACGAAAGACCTGAATGGGTAGCACCAGATGTAAAGTCTCTGCTGGTTTGATTTCCAGTCAAGTCATTTTTTGCAGGTGGCGACCACCGGATGAAGACGCTCCCATGCTTCTCTGCCAATGCTTCAACTTGAGAAACAAAATTGATGCCAGTTTCGATGACACGCCTCTTTGCAGCGCCCGGTGTGTTGTCATCGGCAGAGCGCCCGCCTTGGTTGCCGACGACATCGTTGTTCGTCATGGGGTCATTTGTACCACGCACGTTGTTAGCTGCGTTATTCAGCGCATGGCCTAGCCCTTGGCTGAACTTCACGCCGCCACTATCCGGCGCGGTGGGCTCCGAGAATGGCAAGGCGTATTCCTGTTTGACAGGGCCATTCATTACCCCGGCCCACGCCGAACGCATGTCAGCCAGTGCAACAGGGTTCGATGCGTTGTCAACAAGGTAGTTGGTCATGCCGCGCAGCATTGACCTTGCGCCCTCATACCGCTGACGGCCAAGGAATATGTCCTCCACCATTGGCGACAGTGGCCTTCTTCCCTTGGTGCTTGGGTCCATCCTCAGACCCATCTCGCGCTGGAATGTCTCAAAGTTTGCCCGGCCAAGTGAGTCAACTTTGGCAATCAGGAACCTGCCGTCATCTCGGTTGATGCGGATAGTTGCTTTTGGCTTTTCTGCTGTGAGGTCGATGTCGATGTATTCAACCTCCCATCCAGCATCCCGCATTACCCGGTTCAACTTGGATACCGCAACATTTGAGGTTGATGATGGTTGCGCGGCAATTTCAGAGCGCCCGCCTAGTGCCTGCAGGTACTCCTGATACATGGACGAGCCATCTTCTGAAACCTCAATCACCTCATGGGGGGCTGGAACCCATCCATCTTGAATCTCCATGCCGTTTGGTCGGTCTTTCCATGCGGATTTAGGAGCAAGGTAAACAATGTCACCCTTCTTCGGCATGAACTTCTTGTCGAAGATGTTTGTTGGAGCGCCTCCCCGATACGGCGGCATGGCATTGACGTTGACGCCCTTTTTGAAACCGTCTTTCAAGATTGATTCGCGCGTTGCCTTTGCGGAACCATCCCTGCCGCGCAAGTCAATGTGCTGAGCGTACTGGCTGTAAAACTGCTTTTCTGTTAGCGGCTTGCTCGTCATGGGGTCATTTGTACCACGACCACCAGCCGACAACCGCGTCTGCGCCGTCATCTCTGTCGCCTGCGTTCCGTACTTGGATTGGGTTTTCGCCAGATTCTTGTCGCCACCCATGGATGCACGCACCATATCTGTCACGAACTTTTCAGCATCGTTTTGCGTCAGTTTGCGTATCCAAGCACCAAAATTGTCCGGAAATCCAAGGCGATCCGCTGCACCAGCAAACCATGACAGCATCGTTTTGACAAGTCCGGGCATCTTGCGTGCGCCAATCCCGTCATTGGCCGATAGTTCCTCACTGATCATCGCCATCGCTTCCTCGGCTGCCAGTGCTTCATAGGCAGCAGAAGGCATCTTGGCTGCTTTTTCCACGCCTTCAGGTGAAGCCTTCCACTCGCGCACGTATTTCTGCACCAGAACATTGCGCGAGAACTGGCGCAGCATCGCTGCATAATCTTCCGCTGGAATGACTTTTTGCAAACCCAAGTGAAACAACTCATGGAACAGCGTGACGTAGGCGTCCCCGATGGACTCGATGTTGTCAGCGAACAGGTAGATTCGCCCATCAATGAGCGCGCCCTTCGGCTTGGTCCCGGCTGGTACCCGAAGGCCCGCGATTTGGCTTGGGTTTCCAATTACCGAGACTGGGATGACGTTCTTTGCGACTTGAAGAACCTTGTCAACAAGCCTTTGAATCTGGTCAGGCGTTGGTTTGGGGCCAAATGATGCTGGGGAAAGCAGGCCCTGGCTGAATTTAGCTCCGTCTAGCGGCGCGGCAGGCGCAGCTGCCGGGGAAGCAGACGCTGCAGCGGCCCGGGCTTGCAACTGGTCTTGAATGTCGTCCAGCCGGGTCAGCGCCGCGTCCAGTTCGTCGGCCTGCTTGAATTGCTCATTGGCGGCTTCGCGGTAAGTCGGGATGTTGGCCGTGGCATCCTTCAGGTTGCGCTCCATGTAGTCAATCCCGTACCTGTCGGTTCGGATTGAGTCCAATTTGTCCACCAGTCGCTCCATGGCGGCGCGAAGCGTCGACGTCAGCACTGTGACTGATGTGCCTTTTGTGTGCTTCTCCGGTGTGAGGTCGTAGGCAATGGCGATTGTCTCGATGCCACCTTCATAGGGCACCTTGACGGACAGATCCACAAAGGAGCCAAAGTTGGTCTTTTCTGTTTTCACAGACAAAGGGAAGCCATACAGGCTTCCAACAGGGGTTGTCGGAATATCGGTGAACTCACTGCCAATCAGTCGGCGCAACTCGCGCGCCACAGCGGTGCGTCGGATCACCTTGTTGCCAGCAATCTCGGCCACAAAAGAGTTCACGTCGCCCATTTTCTCGGTAATGGCATCTTGAACACCAGCCTCGGACGTATAACTCTTTCCGTCAACGTCCAATGAAAACACTCGTTTAGAGTCGCCCTCCTTGGCGATCTTGATGGTTTCCTCTGCGTGGGCCAGTGCAGCCTCAAGGCCCGTGAATTCTTTCTCGCCAACATTGACGCGGCGTGAATACTTGTCATCAGTGGCCTCTTGAAAGGCTTTACCGATCGGGACCATCAGGGATTTCTTCTTGGCAATCTCCCCGGGCAGTTTTTCCACGTCACGCTCGGCGCGGCGCAACGAATCCCCTGCCGACTCCACACGCCGGTTATACGACCGGCGCCTGCGGTACAGTTCTTCGATAACGGTATTGATCTTGATGCGCTCCAGCATCAGCGGGTCGCCGGATGCAATGGCGGCAATTTCAGCCATGTCAATCGCGGCGTCGTCGTCAAAGTCCATTTCAAACTCGCCGTCGTAGTAGCGAATGCCATTCACCATGCGCAGCTTGGTCGAGTTCAAATCCCACATCTTGGCGTCGATTGAGCGCTCGGTGACGTAGGCCATGATTTCCACTTCAAAGGTTTGGCCGTATTTCTCCAGAAGCAGGTTGCCCTGACGAATGATGCGCCCTTCGCGTTGTTCGATGTCGCTTGGCTTCCATGTCACGTCGACGTGATGAAGGCCCACCAGGCGCTCCTGCACGTTCATTCCGGCGCCCATGCGCTGGCTTGACCCAAACAAGAACCGGATCGTGCCGTCGTTGACTGCCTCGAACAGTGCTTTTTTCTGGGCGTCAGTTGTGAAGTTCTGGATGAAGGCGATTTGCTCTTTTGGCACACCCTTGGCAATCAGGCCGTCGGCCATGTGCTGGTACGCATTCCAGCCGCCAGCCTGTGCCGCGCGCAATTCGTCAATCTCTTGCGAGTCAAACTTCTCCATGGCCTCGATGGCCTCGCGCTGGCCAGCCTCGTCGCCGTTGGCATTGGCCTCAGTGAGTTTGGCGCGCAGGGCGTCATATTCCTTGATTTGCTTGTCGTCCCCTTGCGCCTTTGGAACTGAGCGATCCAAGAAAATCAACTGCGTGCCCTTGTCGGCCTCGAATGCCTTATATAAGCGGAACGCCTCGTCTACCACCTTGTCTAGCTTGCCCCCGGGCTCGTCCGTCAGCGCCCGGTCCCACACCTTGGCGTGCAGTGCCAGCTTGCGAGCCTTGTCCATCAGGCGAAGTCGGGCAATGTTGCGCTCCTTCACGTCCTCGATGTTGGGCAGGCCGTTGTAACCGGCGATCAGTTCATCAATCAGCAGTTGCTGTGTGGGCGTCGGCTTGGCCACTACGGTACGGCGACCGCCATCTTTGACGTTTGGCAGCGGGAACACCTTGCCCGGGTTGTCTTCTGCGTACCATGCCTTGATGTCGTCGTTCGTCACCACGTCGGCCACGGAGTAGTAACCGTCCATGAGTGAGCGCATGTTCGACCAGTTGCGGCCCAAGCGGTTCACCACTTTCAGGCCATCACCGGCTTCGGTGGGTTCTGGCTTCTCGGACGCCTGCACAAACTGAGCGCGGAAGGCGTCGAAGTGCTCCAGGCCGTTTTCACGCAGCACGTCGGGCGCCAGGTAACGCATGATGGTGTACATCTCCACCGCGCTGTTGCTGATGGGCGTGCCTGTCAGGAACACCGCGGAGCCATTGGTTTCGTGCAAGATTCGCATCTTGGTGTACAGGTCAAAGGCTTTCTGTGACCCAGCAGCCGGGCCAAGCCCGCGCACGTCGGTCAGTTTGGTGCTGTAGGTCAGGTTCTTGAACTCATGCGACTCATCAACGGTCAGGTCATCAATGCCCATTTGCTCAAAGGTCAGAAGTTGGTCCTTGCCAGCCTTGCCGCGCACCACATCCATGCGGTTTTCCAGCTTGAGAATCAGGGCTTCTGCGGCCTTGACCGACAAGGGCTTGAAGCGCTGGCCGGGTTCGGCGTCGTCCTCGGCTTCTTTCAGTGCATCCTGCGCCACGCGCAACTCGTCATTGATGAAGCGTTCTTCGGTTTCCGGGGAAATGCCAATGAACTTGAAAGACGAATGCGGAACAATCACCAGATCCCAATCCCCTGCGGCGATCTTGGCAAACAGGCGGCGCCGGTTCTTTGGCTCCAGGTCTTTGACGCCAGCGGCCAAAATCTTTGCGCCCGGGTAAAGCCGGTAGGCCTGCGTCGACCACTCCGACACCAAGTGGTTCGGCACCACAATGGTGGGCTTGTTGGACAGGCCCATGCGCTTGCGCTCCATGGCGCGCGAAATGCCGGTGAAGGTCTTGCCTGCCCCCACGGCATGGTCGTACATGGTGAAGCGGTCCACAATCCCGCGCCAGATGGCGTTGATCTGGTTGCGCCGAAAGGCAATGATGCTGTCTGGCACCTTGCCCGGGAAACTCATGTGTGAACCGTCATACTGCCGGTTTACCCGGGTGTTGTACAGGTCATTGAACAGCTTGACAAGCTCTTGGCGGCGGTCGCCATCCTTGAAAATCCAGTTGTCAAATTCCTCGATGATTTCTTTCTTCTTGTCGATGGCGCTTTGCGTCTCGGTTTCATTCAGAACGCGCGGGTCATCCTTTCCGCCACCGTCATAAACGGCAATTCGTCGGCTGTTCAGGATATCGTTCAGCAACTCCACTGCCGGGTAGCGGCCGGTGCCCCATTTGGACACGTCAACTGCAGATGACCCGGGCGCGTGCACCTCGAAGGTGTTGGAAATTTTGGAGAACGTCACCGTGGCCTTGCGCCCCAGCAGCCCCTGCACAAAGTCTGCGTAGGTGGCAGGCGGCACCCAGGATGCGCCCATGTGCGCCGTCACCTTGTCAGATGTCCATGGCTCTGGCTGCACTTTCATCAGGGCTTCGACGTTGCGCTTCATGCCTGTGTCTTGTGCTGCAATCAGCTTTTTGCGCACATTGCCAGACAGGTACTGGTTCTTTTCCGTGACCTCGTTGGTCTCCGGGTCCAGGTAGGCCATGGGTGAATCACCCTCGGTCAACTCAGTCAGCGCTTCTTCTTCTGTAATCTTGCGCAGTTCAGCCACACGGGCCACGTCGATGCGGCCAGACTCACCAAGCACAATGGCCACGGCATCCGACACGCTGGCCGCGTCGTTCTTGCGCTCTGGTGGGATGGCCACGGCACGGGTCAGGATGGCATTCTGTTCAGCCCGGGCGGCACTTGGCTTGACACCTCGCTTGACAGCGGCAGCCAGTGTGACGGCGGGCCGGAACTTCAGTTCCAGCGACAACATCAGGCCTTCATCTGGCATTTCCGAAATGATGGTGGCGTTTTTCTGCTCGCTGATGTAACCGTGATCGGCTACGAATGCCTCATAGGCGGCGCGCAACTTGACCCGGTTGGCCTCCATGGGTCCGGTTGCTGCGGAATTTGTCTCCAGATTGATCTGCTCCACATACAGTTCACGAATGGCCACCAGCTTTTGCAGCTTGGCGAAGCCGTCCGCCCCCAGACGCAGGCCGTTCGGGATGTCGCTCTCGTTGGCAAACACCTCGCGCACGTACACGTTTCTGCCAAGGGTTGGCTTTCCTGTTTTTGGGTTGATCTTGACGCCTACTTTGACTTTCTCGCCCTTCTCGTCAAGTTTCGCCACCTCTTTGAACCACTTGCCCTCCATGTTCATGGACAGTTGCGCAGACCATGGGGTGCTGGCGTCAATGGTGTTTTTGGACACGATGGTCTTGCCGTCCAAGCTCACACGCTCCACGATTTCAGTCAGGGCGCCGCTCTCGTCGTAATAGATGCTGCCAATTTCACGACCTGATGCCATGATGGACAGGGATTCGCCCAGTGCCTTGTGCATGGCCTGCGTGCGCTGGTCGATTTCCTCCGAGACTGGCACAGGCTTGATGCCTGGCAGGTAGGCCATCATGTCATCGAGCTTGGCTGCCAACTCACTCGCGGGCAACTTCACATCAATGTCGCCGCCGAACTGCATCGAGCCCGAGCGGTCCATCACACCCGCCACCATCTGCGGATTTTTGGCAAAGTATTGGCTGATGACCATGGGCTCGCCGCCCAATGGGTCAGGAACCTTGGTTGTTTCCGTCCAGGCCAATGCCGCATCGAGCTTGGCGGCACGCACCATGCGCTCCTGGCGGTCAGCGTAGGCTTCTTTGGCTGGCACCTTGGCGGTGCGCTCGTTCATGGCGAACTGCAGTGCCGCCTGATCTGCCGTGGTGCGCTTTTTCAAAAACAGAATGTCTGTCACCACGTCGGTGCCTGCATTGCCCTTGAATGCAGACCCAGGCAGGCGAATCGCCCCCACCAGTTCAGCCTGAATCGCCAGGGTTTCGCGTGCGCCCTTCTCTTGTGCGTCCATCAGGTAGCGAGACACCACCATGACCTGCAGCCCTTCCGGCTTCACGGCATCCATGCTGCCCAGGAAGAACTGGTTGTGAATGCTCTTGCCGTTGAGCTTGGGGTTGTACTGGAAGCGCAAATCAATCGCGCCAAATGGCGGGTTGCCAATGGCCAGATCGAAAACACCTTCAGGCAGCGGCAGTTTTTCAAAGCCGGATGCCACGATGTTGGCCTGTGGGTACAGTGCCGATGCAATGCGCGCGGTGATGCTATCCAGCTCAATGCCGGTCACATAACTGCCTTGGCGCATGTACTCTGGCATCATGCCAATGAAGTTGCCTGAACCCACCGAAGGCTCCAGCACCATGCCGCCATTGAACCCCAGGCGCTTGGCTGCGCGCCACATGAAGCCCGTCACAGTCTCGCTGGTGTAGTGCGCGTTTGGTGTCGACGCAGATGCCGCCTTCAGTTCTTTGGCTGTCAGCAGTGATTCCAGTTCGGCTACTTCATTGGTCCAGTCGGCCTTGACTACGCCGGTGACACGGTTGCGGAATGCGTTGGCCAAGCCGCCCCAGCCAACGTAGCGGGCCAGCACGCGCTGTTCTTCGGCAGTGGCACGGCGATGCTCGGACTCAATCAGTTTGAGTGCACGAATGGCGGCAATGTTGTCTTTGTATTTGGTGACTTCACCGCCCGAACCTAGCTTCAGGTCGGGGGTGATGGTGAAATTGGCAGCCGGTACGGCCGCTGGAACTACTTCGCCTGATTCTGTGAATAGGCCTGGCGCTCCTGCTCGTGAGCCTCGCTTGCTTCCCGCAGCCAGCTTGACATCGGGCGACCCACTGTCCGCTGGTATTCTTCCTCCATCTCCCTTGATTCCTCGTCCTCGTCCTGTTCCTCCGGTGGCAACAGGATCAGAGTCGGAAGAACCATTTCCTCCGCTTCGTCCAGGCGTGCCCCGTTGGTCATCAGTTGACGAATTTCCTTTTCGGCGGCTCGTGCTGCCAGATAGAGCTCCGCGTCCACCCGATCCTCGGCTACCAGTTCCGCCCACTTTTGCGGCAGGAACTCCATCCAGTGCGCTGCCGCCTTGCTTTTCAGTTCCTGAATCATTTGTCGCGTCCTTTGTTTCAATATCTGCCTTTTCAACAGACTTGTCAAGTTCTTCCAGTGAGTCAAACGCGGCCACCTCGCGTTTAGGTGTGACTGCCTTATCCTTGTGCCGGCCAGACGTGGCAATGTAGGCGCCTTGCAACGTCTCGAACGGTATCGCGTCAGCGGTTTCCTGATCAATCCCGCTGGCAATGAACTCGCGCACGTAGCGTACAGCCTTCTGAAACGTCACAGCGCCCAAGTCCATCGCGCCGTCGAACAACTCAATGACGATTGGCAGGATCTGCTGTTCTTCCTCCTGCGTCCAGTTCATACGGGTGTTCTTGCCAGCCAGCGCGGCCAGCTTTCCCAGGGCATTGAACATCTTAGCTTTGGCGGCTTTTTCCTTGTCGCTCAGGGTGTCTGGCTTGGGCGCTTCCGGTGCTCTGGCCGGCTTGCCGTCATAAGTCGGATTGGCCTTTGCCTCGTACGACCGCATTTCAGCGTCAAGCTCGTCGTTCTGGCCTTCGTCTGCTGGCGGCTGTGCCATCGGCGATTCGCGCTCTATCTTCGCTGCCATTGCCGCAATCTTGGCATCAGAGCGGGTTTCTGCATCGTCAGCTACCAGCTTATCAAACTGGTCTTGTCCAAGCAGCACTGAACGCTCGCCCAATGTATTCGGGTTGCGCAATGCGCGAATCTTGTTCTTGGTAGTGTCAATGCCATCAATGGAATATGTATTGCCATTTCCCATCAGCAGCGTGTCACCGGGGGATTTCCCGTTTAGGCTAACTTTCGCCTCTGCCACTTCCGGCGCATTGACTGGAACTTGCTTCGCCGTCCCGCGCGCCGTAGCATTTGGAAACGGTTTTCCATCAGCACGCAGCTCGGTATGAGGCACATCAGCGGCGGCAGCAGGCTTTACCTTGTCCAATGGACCTGCCTTCAATGCCTTAGCGTCAGGCTGCGTTGAGTGTGTTCGTGCATCCTGCGGCTTGCCAATGCGTACCCATTCGCCGTTCACCTTCTTGACAGCGTGAACTTTGACACTCCATCCACCGCCGTCCTCTTTGGGTGGGGTGTAGCTGATGACTTCATCGGTTCCGCCGTAGCTCTGCACGATGTTGCCAGGCGTGAAGTAGTCAGCGCGCTCTTGGCGGGCTTGTTCAATGCGCTGCTTGACTGGCGTTGTCTTTGCAACTGGCGCGGCTGGCGGTAGCTGCGGCGTGACCGGCTTCTTCTCTGGCTTGGCTACTTCTGCTTCGCCCGCGGCTGCCACGCCGGCATCTGCTGCGGGCTTGTCAGTTGCGACTGTTGCTCCTTGGGCTGGTTGTTCCGAACTTGTTTGCTTGGCTTCTGGGGCTTTCTCAAGTTTGCTCTCCGTGGGTTGTGATTTGGCAACGATGTCCCAGCGCTTGGCGCCGGTCTTGACTGCCTGGTGCGTGTCTTTCAGGCCGTTCTTGGCAATGAACTCCTGGGCTTTGAGTGGCTTGCTGAAGTAGGCTGTACCTTTGGCGATGCGCTCAATGGCCTTGGCGCGCTTCTCGGGCAGGCCGAACAGGTGCTCAACGTCAGCTTTGGCTTGCTCTTTCTTTGTGGGTGCAGTCTGCGTCGGCTGGGATGCCCCGGTCCCTTCGCCCATTACAGGCTGTGCAGGCTGCGTAAGTGGTTCACTTGCTACGTTTTCGGTAGCTACTGACGCTTTATCTACGAGGGCTTGAGGAGGCTCTACCCCTCTACCTTCCACGGTTACACTTCCCGTTGCGGGTAGTTCCGAAGAGGCGGCTGCATCGCCTGCCACAGCTTGCGGCGCTTCTCCTGGCGCTTGAGTTGGCGGGGTGTCGGTTCCTTGTGCTGCGTCTTTGACATTGGACATTCCCCGCGCGGTATTGATACCAAACCCCGGGCCCGCAACCGCGTTCGTCTTGGTTCCAAGCGTAGTTGGTTGAGGCCTGTTCGCGGCCTGAATGCGTGCTAGATTGGCTGCTTTTGTGCCAACTGGCTCAGTGCTTTCGCTCGGGCTTGTGGAGACATCCGGCGCAGCGCCAACAGAATTTGCATCACTCGCTTGCGGGCTGCTGGGTTGGCTGGCAATTGCATCTTGGGTTTCCTCGGGTGTTGCGCCCAGTTGGGCAAAGAACTCGTCATCGCTCAGGTGATCGAAGTCTGCCAGTACATTGGCAATCGGGACCACGGCAGCCACAGTTTCGCCAGGAGTTTCATCCTTGGCTTCTCCGGCTTGTGTGATGGCGTCCATGTAGGCTTTGTAGGCCTGCTCGTCCTGCTGCTGGAGCATCGCTGCGGTCTGTGCACGGTACTCGTCTTGCGCAGACTTCACCTGGTCGGCATCGGACTCGACTGGCATCTGTCCAATTGCTGGCTGACTCACTCCACTGTCAACGGCCAGGATCGCAGCATTGGTCAGCGATGGCGCGGCGGTGGGTGTCAGGCCCATGGCTTCGGATGGCTTGGGCGGCGCGGGCGGCACAACAGGCGGCGTACCACCGTTGGGCGGCACATCGCCATTCAGCCCGCTTTGAAAGTCGCTCAGTTCATCGTCCAGCAGGTCACCGATCTGCCCTGCGGCTTCGTGGCGCTGCTGTGCCGTGGCTTGGCCCTCTGGTGCTGACAGTGTGGCCCATGCGGCATCTACAGCCTTTGTTCTGTCGTCTGCTTCGTAGCCTTGGCGGTCTTTCTTCCAGCCTGCATCACTTTGCATGTAGCCGTCAATGGTCGATACCAGTTCAGGCAGTTTGCTGCCGTAGTAGTCGCTGTCCTCGCGCTGCTTTTCGCTGGCATTCCAAAGCTCGTCAATCCATGCGGTAGGCGTGCTTGGCGGTGTCACTTGTGACACGGGCGGCTGTGCTTCGGGTGTCACTTGTGACACTTCGGGGGCTGGCGTCGGTGCGGGTTGTTGGGCTGGTGCTTGACGATCCAGCGCACCAAACACAGCACCGGGCCCGGCAGAGGCGAGCGCTTCCAGGGTGGCATTGCTGGCCACGTTGTCCCATGTTCCAGCCTCGTACCCGGCGCGTTGTGCGGCCAGGTTGGCGGCGACTTGTTCCTGTCCACCTTGAGCGGCTTCCAGCGGCATTTCGCCCAGCATACCCATGCCAGCGCGACCAAGTACGCCACGCTCGGCACCGGTGGCCACAGCTTTCGTCACCGGCTTGCCAAATGCGCCACGCACCATGCCGCCAGCGATCCGACTGACACCTGTCATTGCATCAGCAGCACCCAGCGCACCGCCAAGCGCGATTTGGTCGGTGTTCTTTCCGTCGTAGGCTTGTGCCTGAGTGGCCTCTTCTTCGGTTCCACCGCGCTTCTTGATTTCGTCGTAAATTGCGCCCTTGGCCGTGCCTGCGCCCATGGCTACGCCAGTTGCCACGGCACCCGGCAGGCCAGCGAGTCCACCGGCAAGCGCCGGGACGATGGAGCCCAAGCCTTGCACTGCGGTCTGCACCGGGGCCACGCCGAATGCGCGGGCACCAGCTTTCACACCTTCCCACAAACCCTGCCCTTTGGCAGAGTCCATGATGGCCGACTGCTCCTGCTGGTCAGCCTTGGCTTCTGGGCTCAGGTAGTCATTGATCACTTCATTGGCACTGCCAAGCGCGCCAGATACCGCATTGCCTGCGCCGGCCGCATCAGCAATGGCCTTGGTCGCACCAACTGCACCGCTGGCAAAGCCCAAACCTTTGTCGGCAACTTTGCGCAGCATGCCTGCTGGTTTTGGGGCTTCCCCTGTTGCATCTTCGTAGCTGAATGAACCGGTCTGAGGCGCAGCGGCCTCCTCGTAGGAGAATGGTTTAGACACTGTACGTCCTTAAACTGGAGTGAATTGCTGTCCGTCCCATACGGCATTGCCGCGTGGTGTTGGGTAGGTTTGTCCTTTGACCAACTTGTCTTTTGGCGGAAGTGCGGCTGGTTGCGCACGCTGCGGCCCGCCCTGCTGCTGCCCGGTGCGCTTGTTGAAAATCACGCCAGGTTGCGTCACAAGTTGGTTGTCAACCACCATTTGTCCGCCTGGGGCATAGGCATATTCATCTTCTTGACCTTTGAGCAACCCAAGGGCGACCATCTTTTGCCGGTAGGATTCTTTTTCCTCTGGCGTCTTGGCGTTCATGTAGGCGTTCTGCAAGTCCGTCGCCTGCTTCTCTTTTGCCATCTTGGCATCGAACTCCTTACGACTCATCCCCAGCTTCTCTTGCTCCATGGCATTGGCTTGGGTGTTTTGCTTGTCCCGAGAAGCAATTTCAGCCATCTGAACCCGTGCCGCCCGCTGATCTTTGGTCATCGGCTGGTTCATCGGGTCATTTCGCGGGTCGCGCGAGGTGCCGCGATACTTGTCCACCCCGTCTCGCAGGTTCGCGGCCATGATCGCGTTATCACCGGCTGACCATGCAGACCCATCCGGGTTGGTCAATGCGCTCTTAATGGCCTCGGGGCTCATTCCGCCATAGGTCATTGATCCACCACCGGGACGCCCGGGAAGTGCATTTCCGTCAGCTCCTTGGAATGACACGTCGCCCGATACGTTGCTGCCTGAGTAGCTGGTTCGGCCATCAGGCCCGACAACCTTACGCACCATGCCGCCTGGGTTGCGGTTCTCTATCATGGCGTTGGAGAATTCGTCTTTCAGATCGGGGCTGCTCGGGTCGCCTTGGCGTTGCTGGCGTGCCACTTGTGACAGTGAAGGTGCCACTGGTGCACCGGGCGTCGGAGTTGCACCTACTGCAGCGGGTTTTGCTGTCACTTGTGGCGCTTGATCGGAGCCAGATGCAGCCTGCAAAGCAGCTAATCCAGCGGCTGGAGCTGCATAAGGCGCAACTGTCTTTGCCATTCCAAGCCCTTTGGCCGCCATCGGTGCGGCAGCGGACAATCCACGGGCAACCGCAGGAACAGCAGCTGCAAGCGCAGCACCACCAGCCAACGCGCCACCCGCACCCGGAAGGGCCATGGCGCTGTTTGATACGTTTCGGGTGAAGTCGTTGCCCATGCTCAGGCCATCCGGAGCGGGGGCCGTTCCGCCTGCAGGGATTTGTGCAACACGCTTGTCAAGTTCTGCCTGGTTATCCTGAGTCCACCCGCCCCCTGCCATGCGTTTAGGCTGTCGCACCATGCCGCCAGCCTTGAGTTGCGGGATAGGCAGAGGTGTGTACGAGTTCAGTGCAGCAGTAGTTGATGCACGAAGCTGTTTCGGCGGCTGTTGTGCAGCCTGCGCCGTTGTGGTTGGTGCTGGAATGGCTGGTGCAACACCAGTCGCAGTGCTTTGCAAAGCGCCAAATGCCTGCTGATCCTGCTCGGTCATCGGCGTGGTGTTCATGGGCATCTCAACTGGCCCGCCATCGGCCATCTTCTTGCGCACAGCACCGCCACACTTCATTCCTTTTTCTCTGGCATCTTCGGCGGCGTCCATCTTCGGGTCTTTGGGTTCATCGCCCAGATCGTTCAGGGCCTCCAGCACTTCGGGCCCGAGAATCTTGGCGCTGCTGGCCTTGATCATGAATTCGCCGTTGCTGGCATCAATGGGCACCAGATCATCTGTCGGTCCGCCTGGTCCTTTGATATCGCCGCCTTCAACGCATTTTTTGCGCACCATGCCGCCCGCCTTCAGACCAGCAGCCTTCTCACGCTCCTTCATTGAATTGGCCAGCGAACCGCCAATCAACGCCTTGACGCCGCCATCACCGGGCGCAGTCGCTGCCGGCGTTGTGGATGCGGGCGCCTGAAAGCGCTCCGGGTGCTTGGCTTTGAATTCAGCATCCTGGCGGGCAAACTTCTCGGTCGCAGTCTCTGGTTTGGATGCGCCAAACAGACTGCTGATGAAGCCGCCACCGGCATAACGCTGTAATCCGCGCTGATGAATTGCTGTTGCCATGTACGCACCTCGTAAAAGTGCGGACATTCTTGATGGGAATGGCGTTTACATCAAACCTTAGCTTGTCGCGGTTTCTGCTGCCAAGCTATTCATACCCGCCATCGCCGCACCAGCGAGATTTGCGTGCACCGTGGCCGTGGCCTGATGCAGTTGAGCAATGGTCTTGCCGTAGCTTTGTGCCAGTTCAGCCGATTTCAGCATGGCCTCTACGCTGAGTTGGCCGTTTTGGATGGCAATCTGTGCCGTGGTTTTGTAGAAATCTGATTTAACTTGGAACTGCGCCACAGCAGCAGCGGTTTCGGCCTGGAACGCCACCACTTGCTGACGTTGGTTTTCCAATTGCGTGCGGGCGACCTCGCCTTTGGCTTGCACCACCGTCTTGTAGCCGTCCATCGTCGCGGTAAACAACTTGGCGCGGGCGTCGTTGGTCGTTGCAGCAGCCTGAACAGCAATGGATTTTGCCTCGATGCCAGCCTTGTACCCGGCCACCTCTGAACTGAAGGCCTGTGCCTGCGCGCCAAACATGCGGGCTTGAGCCTCGTTGCCAGACAGTTGCGCGGTGTAGCCCTGCCATTCGGCGTTTTTGGCGCTTACCTGGGCTCCGTAGGCTTGCACCTGTGCCTGAAACACATCGATCTTCAGCCGCTCCAGCGAGGCTTTGCTGACTGCTGCGTCCACTTGGGTTTTGTACATGCCGCTCATGGCGGTGAGCACATCGATACGGGCTCGGTACACGTTCACTTTGGCTTGATCTACCTGCGTCAAGGCTTGCAGCGCTTGAATCTCGGCCTTGTACACCTCGACGCCAGTGAGTGCCGCTTGCAGAAGTGACTGGAACACTTGCACATCTGCCTTGTAGCCTTCCAGCTTGGCGGTGTAGGCGCGGACCGTGGCGTTGTAGGTTTCAACCAGCGCATTGACCACGCTTGATGCGTAGGCCGATGCTTGCCCATTCAATGCCACCACACTATTTAGGTAGCTCAGTGCCGCGTTGATCGCCGCCGTGCGCAGCCCTGCGCTCGTCGTGACGGCAAACTGCAGGTTCTTCTGCTCCATCTCGGCCTGCGCAATGGCAATCTCGTTGCTGGTCTTATTGGCGTTGTTGGCAGCGTCTTGTCGCGCGCGCGCCAGTGCCGACACCATCGCGCCCCCTGGAATCGTGAAGCCACGCGCCGCCGTGTCAGCAAACACCGCGTCCTGTACCTTCTTGGCTTCGGCGTCGTTGCGTGCACGAGCACGGTTGTATATGGCCTCCTCGATTTCAGGCTTCAGGCCAGTTCCGCCTGCAAGGTACTTGGTCAACTGGCCTTCGATGGCTGCGAGCTGGGCATGGTATTGCGGGTTGATCTTGACCAGTTCAGCGTCTACATAGCCGGTCGCCATGGCAATGAACTGCGGTGCCGCGCTGCGGTAGGCCTTGTCCATTTCCGTTTGCAGGTCAGCCGGCGCCGAAGCCAGGTCAGCCGGTCGTACACCGTTGAACGATGGAAGAACGGTTGTCGGCTTCACTGGTACATCGTGCTCATCGAAAGTCGGTGCGGTTGGCTGGATCAGGTCAGGCGCATCCGGAAAACCAACCGCCAGGTTAATCACCGGCACGGAAGAGGAAAACTGTGCCAGTTGCGACGGCTGGTTTGGAGGTGTAAATGTCGGCGCGGTGGCTGAAAAGACAGGCGCGGTTCCAGCATCAATACTGGGAATGTCCTGGAACAACAGCGTCGAAGCGGGCGCACTAGGCAAGTCCAGCGTTACGCCTGTCATTGCCGGAATTGTCAGGTTCAGATTGTCGTTTGGCGCAGCAGGAAGCGGCAAAGGACTGAAGGCGACTTGGTAGTACCCAATCTGGCTCACTGCATTAATCGCGTCAGCCATGGCGGCATCTGCATCTTGCAATTGGCTGTTTGCATAGGCTCGGCCATCTTGAATAAGGGTTGCGGCTGCGGTCATAGTCAAATTCTCCGTGTCGTGTTGTGAAAGACGGGTTCAATGCCGTCAATGTCAGCCTCGCCCGTGCCAGATGCGCTCAAGGCGTAGTAGCGCGACTGGCATTCCTTGCCCTTTCCGAACTTCTGTCGGTGGTTCTGCGCCAGTTGTCCGCGTGGCGTGGAAAAAGCGTAGGTGATCGGTGTTTTTTCGCCAACGTGCAGGCGAATCGTGGAGTTCGGCCCAAATCGACCGCTGAAGTAAGCGGCCTCGGGAACCTTCTTCATGGGGCTCTTGAAGTCGGTAATCGCGGTCTTGACCTCCCACGGAATGGCTGTTCCTGCATCCGTGGTGCCCTCCAGCAGGTACAAGCCGGTGCTGTTTGCCCCGTAGTAGCTGCCTTGGTAGCGCACAACATGGGTAAACGGGTAGTTCGTGTACCGCGTGGCTTCGTCGTTCGCGTTCGGGTCGCTGTGCTTCAGGTTCACCGCGTAGGCTTCGTAGGTCGCCGTGACGACCGCCGTCCCGATGGCTGTGAGTTGCAGGCTTGGCAGGATCAGTGCCGCGCGCACCGTAGCGCCCATCTGCATACTCGGCAGAACAATGGCCGCAGAGCCCCGGTTCTGCGCTGTGGCGATGGCTGTGGCCTCGAACAGCGGAAGCGTGACTTGCGCGCGCCCCAGGCTGCCCGTGGTGCCGGTGGCCTGTGTCGTGAAGCTGCCAATGGTGACGCTGCACAGCGCTCCGGCGTAGCTGCTGCCGCCCATCGAAGGCAAGCTGATGGCTGCGCTGGCCATTCCAGCAACGGTCGCACTGGCTGCGGCCGTCAGACTCGGTAGGCTAAGGTTAGCGTCTGCCAAGTTGGTGACTGTGCCTGTTGCGACTGATGACAGCTTGGGCAGCGAGGCAGCTGCGTTGGCACCGGTTCGGATGGCTACTGTGAGGCTGGGCAGCGTGATGTCTGCTGCTCGGTCCCCAGTGCTGTCGTGGGCCGTGGCGTAGGTCGAGAGGGAAGGCAGATGAACACCCCCTTCTCCACCCGAGAAGGCCGATACAGATATGACAGGTAGCGTTGACCTTACAACACTTCCTGTGACTATGCCCAGCAATAGTCGGGGCAGAGTGACTAGCGCCTCGGATGGCACGTAGATGGGCACACTGTACAGGTAAGTACCGGCCAACTGCGTAATGTCGGTAATCGTCTGACGTGTACTCCAGGTGGACCCATTGTCTGAGCACTCTATGACGCAGCTTCGTAGAAACGAATTTACGCTAAATCCCGCCGACCCCGGGCTTAAATTGATAGCGATCTGGGCCACCTCCCGCTCGTTCGCGGCCCCAAAGTCCCACTGTAGCCACGCGCCGCTGACGCTCGAACCGACCCAATAATCCGTCGCCCAAACTGTTGCCGTATTCCCATCAAAGGCGTTAGCTGCAACGTGCCCGCTGTAGATGCTCGTGGAGCTTGCCGTCCCATTTCCAGCGTAGGCCTGGTTTGCGCCTCCGACGGTAGGCCTAAGCTCGATCCCGCCAATGGTCGTTAACGCAGCCTGTCCCCAGTTTGCGGTTACACGTAGTCTCCAATATCTATGCGCGTCCATGATGTTTTCCTATGCCCAGCCGACGAACGGGCGCTGATAGTTGACGGAGATTGGGGAGGACGTGTGCTCAGACGCTGCATACCTCCCGCCGTAGCTGTTTAAAAAGTACATGATCCCGTTGTAGTACGGGTTTCCGCTATCGACATTAAACAGCGTGTAGTAGCTCCCGCTCGGAACGCCTTCTGCTCCTGGAACCGATGGGCTAAAACAGTTGACGTGATATTGACCTGGCGGGATAGATTCTGTCACTGTGGTTGCAACGAGGTCTTCTGCCACACCATACCAAGGACCCATAGAATTTGCACCCACCCATGGCGCAAACGAATACACGACCGCTGGCGAAGGGTACACCCCATTAATGTCTGGTATGCCGCCGTTTACAGTCTGGCCTGAAAAATGCGTGACCCCGTTCCCGGTTGATCGCTGCAGGGTGAGCGTGTTTACTGACGAGTAATGGAAGCTAGCCACAATCGCTGCCTCGCTGTCTTGACCAGGGATAACAAGTGCCCACACATCATTTATTGATCCGATGTACGAGCGCATTTCCATTGTTATGTTGCCGACGTGCATGTTGGCCACGCCCCCATCGAAAAGCCCGGTTATCCCTCCAGCGGGGTACTCTGGCGGGTTATACGCTGGTGGGGCACCATTGAGGGCTGCAGCCGGGAATCCTACCGTGTTTGCAGTCAGCACACCTTCCCCAAAACGAGTGAAATAGCTGTGGTCTCCATACTCTGACACACCGACGAAGCTGATGTCCCCAACAGAGAGATTCATTGTTCTCGCGGAATAGATGGAATGCTGCTCATAAAGGAACGTCGATCCACCAAGCACTACGCCGTACTGGTATGCGTTGGACAACGCCGCTAGTTCAGACGCGGGCGTAGAGGAATGAAAGCCATCTCCGAACTTATTCCTAAACTTTGGCCAAGGCCCGGGAGGGATCGTTCTGCCTATCTTGACGGGAGTCCAAGTCTCCCCGACGTAATAACCGTAGATGGCGACGTCAGAAAAATTAAACTCCGCGCGCATTGCAGAGGGTTGTTCGCGGGATATGCAGAAAAGAGGCCCGATAAGTTCTTCGCTCTCTGGGACAAATATGTTGTACTCTGCCCAAGCGTCATAGTTCCAGTCCCCGTGCTGTTCGACGGTGCTAGTCATCAATAGGTTGGTTATCCCCGCCTCGTCAGTCGTGCTAGTGATACTGCAGTGAACGGTTCGCGCCTTGTAATACTTGTCGTACCCGCTACCGTTGTCGAATGCCTGGATGAGGGCAATAGACGCTTTGGACCCAGATCGGCTGAACTTCCATCCGTATCTGATGGCGAACCCTTCGGCACCTGTTACAGTTCCAATGAATTGACCCGCCGAGAGGTCGATGTCGGCCCCGGCCAGGATGTAGGCTTCGCATTGGGTTCGCTCAAGCTCAGATGCGGCTGTGGAATTTAGCCTTTTGCGCAGCCCCGCCGCCTCGGCAGCCAGCTTGATCGGGTATGCTGTGGCCACAAACTCACCAGTCCCGCCTGACCTGAAATTGATAAGCCAGTAGTTTCCTTCAGGCGAGGTGTATATCCCTGGTGAAGCGTGTGCCCACAGGCCAAACTGCAGACTGTTGCCGCTACGGTCGATGTAGTAGAGCACTCCAGACAAGCCGAAGATATCAACCGTGAACGGGGAGTAATCTTTCTCAGCAAGTGCCCCGTATTTGGCCTGCATGAACAGCCGCATCTTCCCTGAGAAAAGAGAGGGTGGGAATATCGCTGCGACAAGTTTTTTTAGCAGCGTTCTGTCGCCGTAAGCAGCCTTCAAATCAGCGATTTGCTCTGCTGTCAAACCGGTATTGATAGGATAACCGATGGCCTGCGAGTCCATGCCTTCGGACAGCGCGGGTTTGTTTTTTTGCTCCCCGAGATGCTGCCCGTACCGCGCGTTAATCCAGCCAAGGTACTTATCGGTTGTCGGCACGTCAAGGAAGTGCCATTTGGCCGGGTCATACTTCTCAGGGTTAAATTCTCCTGGGAGTGTCCACTCCAACTGTCCCGACTCCATGTACACCGTGCCGCCGCCCTCCAGCCGAATGTACTCGTGCCCAGGCTCGATACGGACTTTGATCGACACACCGTCGATCTCGAAAGACTGGTCGGCGTACGGGAGTCCCGTGGCCCGCAGCGCTTTGATGCGGCTGCGGGCAAACGGTAAAAACTGCTCACCTCCAAGAACAATTTTATGTTCCATAGGCACCGCCCGGGGTAAAATGGCGCAACGCCCAAGGCTTGCAGGCCCTGCGCGTCACTTCCCACATCATTGTTTTTAAGGAACAAGCGACATGAGCACCATCAATTCTACGTTGACGCAAGAACGTCTCAAAGCCGTCTTCTTGTATGACCCAGACACGGGCGTTTTTACCAGACTCAAAAGCACAGGAAGCAGGTCTGCGATAGGCTCGTCCCCCGCGCCATGCAAGCGCGACGGGTATATAAGAATATCTGTAGATAACTGCCAATACCTTGCGCAGAGGCTCGCCTGGCTGCACTTCTACGGCAATTGGCCCACTCATCAGGTTGACCACATCAACGGCAACAGGGCTGACAACAGGATCGCCAATCTCAGGGACGTGTCCAACACAGGCAACGGGCAAAATAGGCGTCTGCATAACAAGAATTGTTCTTCAGGACTCTTAGGCGTCTACAAGCATGGTGATAGGTGGGTGTCAAAGATTAAGGTGGACCGGAAGCCTATTCATATAGGTGTGTTTTCGACGCCTGAAGAGGCGCATGCAGCCTATGTTGAGGCAAAACGCACCCTTCATGCCGCATGCACTATTTAGCTCCACGGTGCTTAGGATTTCGGCATCGTGACCGACATTGAGTCGATGGTTGTCGGAGCACCGATGGTGATGCTCGTGTTCGAAAGGTTCATGTCTGCGCCACTGACCGCAATCGAACCGTCAAGGCGTACAGCGGTGGTGGATGCGCCGTCCGCGTCTACGGCGCTTGCCTTGATTCGGAACCAGCCCGCCGTACCAGCAGCCTCTCCGTTGAAACTCCATACACCGGACTTGGACACCGTACCGCCTGACGGCGTTCCCCACTGCAGCCCGGCAGTAGCTGCCACGCCACCGGTGACGTTTCCGCTTGAGGTGGCCGTCATGGTCGTCGCGGTATAAGCCAGAGCAAGACCGTTGTGCGCGGCACCCGTGCCAGGCGGGGCTTTGATCGTCACCACGGCGCCGGAGGCTGTGGCCGTGTAAATACCGTTCCGAACGATTGCATCGGCCAAGGCCTGAGCCGTCGTTGCCAGATCGGTGACGAAAGCCACCGCGCCCAACGGGATGATGTTGAAAGTTCCGACGGTTACGACATTTATCGAGCCTGAAGCGCCTGCCAGCGTCAAGGTGGCAGATGCCGGCGTCTCAGCAACATAGGTTGTCGAAGCAATGGACACCCTGCCGAGCCGCGTGCCGCTGATTGCGCTATCTGCTGTGGCGGGCTGACTTCCGGTGTAGATGTCAATGACACCCCCGGCAAAGGAAGCGGCGAGGCCCGTAGGCCCAACGAGGTTATTGGCGAGGCCGGTAGACAGACGGATGGTCATGATGGTTTCTCCTTAAAGAGCGTTGAAGGGGGTCAATGCCCCAAGAGGGTTAGAAAGCCTGCGATGGTTTGCAGGCATGCAGACAGAAGCCGCAGCGAGCGCAGCTTGGTGAAGGCATTTGGTGATTCCCATAGCGCCAGAACAGGCATGGGTGATAAAATAGCGAAGCCCGCCGGTGCTGATAACACGGGCGGGCCTCTGACCAATCAACGAAGGAACCGTATCATGGCTAAGACCGATCTTACCGCAGAGCGTTTGCGCGAGCTGCTTGACTACAACCCAGAAACTGGCGTTTTTATACGGCGCGTCAGCACCTGCCCGACGGCCCGCGCTGGCGATGTCGCAGGGGCCGTTAAGCCGTCCGGGTACGTTTATATTGGCGTCGTCGGGAATAACTACCTCGCGCACCGACTTGCGTGGCTGCACACCTACGGCACCTGGCCGTTTGGAGTCGTTGACCATATCAACGGAGCCAAGGGGGACAACAGAATCGAAAACCTCCGCGACGTTACCGTGGCGGAAAACAGCCAGAACATGCGCTCCGGGCATAAAGACTCTGCGTCCGAATACCTCGGGGTAAGCCGCAAGCGTGGGAAATGGAGGGCAGGCATCTACTACGCCGGAAAGCATATTAGCCTTGGGAGTTTTTCCTCCCAAGAGGCTGCCAGCGAGGCATATATGTCCGCCAAGGCCGTCTACCATGCAAGAGCTACGAGCGCGCATTGAAAGCCTCCCCGCCTTGCTGGATCGAAACAACAAACCGCTTTTGGCCCCCTGCCCTTACAAGGCAGCCCCCGGCGCGAACGCCCGGTGCCACGCTGATCTGTTTCTCTGTGATGTTGACGAACGGCAGCGCGGCACACAGGCCACGGGTCGTCCAGAACAAAATGCGTTGGTCGTCTCGGTCCCAGTGCTGGCCAGCAACAACCCCGTACTCAGCTAACTGGTCGAGCTTGTCGCCGCTGTAAGCGTAGATGCACGCATCGGTGCCAACGATCAGGGCTGCGTCGTGCGGGGCCAGCATCGTGACCTTGCCAGGAACAATGAAGAAGTTTGAATCTAGATTCCAGAGGTGGTAGCCCATGGGCTCAGAAAACCAGATAACGGTATGGTTCTCGCTGGCCAGGTACTGCGCGGCGTACATGCGGCCCTTCCAGAACTGAATCACATCAGTGCCCAGTGGTAGGGTGTCGAACAGCACGCCGAGATTCTGGCCGTCGTCGCCAGTGAAGCCCGCACCGTAGGAGACTGGTGCGCCACGCCATGCAGTCACTGCGTTGTCTGGTGCAATCACGCCAGAGTCAACGCCGTTGTTAAAGTACACGCTCTCATTGACTTCGCACCAGTACATCGGCGCGGTGCTGGTCAAAGTAGCGACATTCACCCCGTTGAAGTCCTGAATCTCGGTCGCTGTGGCCAGATAGGCTCGGGTGGTGTCAATGGTGCTGTAGGCAGACTGAAACGAACCTGCACGGCTCAGTGCGTACCCGTCACGCTTTTCAATCGCCCCGGTGTCGGTAATGTTGACGTTGGTTGCTTGAACGAGTGATCGCCAATCCAGACGCAGCGGGTCGATCACGTTGTTCAGGCCGCGAAATGAGGTGATCTGATCCATCACCACACCGATTTATTGACGTGTGGACGATTGGCCTGTGATGCCTTTCTGTAATCCGCATCAGGCCGCAGGCCAAACACCCGCGTGAACTCAGCAAGCGCAGTCGCAGACTTGTTCGGGTTGAAAATCTCCGCATCCGGGCGGCTGTAGGCGCGATGAAGCGCCCACTGAACAAGATGACGATGGTGAATGCGGCCAATTTCTGGAGATTCCGTCGTCTGATCTTCGATGTTGAGCAGCGGAAGGCGGTGGCACTCCAGCGCCAGGGTGCCGTCTGTGCTTGGTTTGCATGCCAGCTGGATCGTGGTGTCGTTCTGGATGGCGTACTTTGGCAACTCGGTGTACTTGCGCCAGGATGGGTAGATGCGATCGAGCTCGGTGATATCGGTCAGGTACAGCACTTGCTCTGTATCGGTGCCGGTCGGCGTGAATCCTGCGCGGGTGACTTCGATGATGGCCGGGTGAAGCGGGTAAACACTGACGCCAGCGGTCACGGCAATGGTGCAAACGGCTGGCGTGCTGGTGTCGTGGATCAGCAGCGAACGGATGCAGGCTTCGGCCTCGGCCTCATTCAGCCATGCGGTGATGTTGGCATCGCTGGAAAAGTAAGGGGCTTCCAAATCATCCGAGTCAACCCGGACTTGCGCAATGAGTGCGGCCAGGTCCATTTATTGGACTCCAAATCGGTCCACCAAGCCAACAACTTCGGTGCGCAGCGTGGCTATCCCCTTGCGCTTGTCAATGTCCATGTTGAAATGCGTCTTGACGTAGGTGGTCAAGGCGTCTTTGTCCATCAGGCCGATGGCGTCGCGCACATCCTGCACATCGTCCGCTTCATTTTTTGGATCGGCACAATGCGCCACTTCCGCGCCATCTTCGCCTGGGACATATACATCCGGGTGCTTGAGCATCAGGCGGGCTTTGTCCAGTGGCACCATGCGCGATTCACCTCGGATGAAGGTAATCCGGGTGCCGTAGGTGCCATCGGTGTACTCGGCGCGCGAGCCCACATACTTGATGGACACATTGCCGCTGTCGCCTACCTTGATGGGCTTGACGGCAGGGGCTTCATTGGGCGCGTCTTTCAGTGCATGAACCACTGCACGAAATAGGTAATCTTTGGCCTTTTGCTCTACGGGCAATTCTGCGTATTCGCAGATACAAGGGTGCAGTTTCTTTTCTGCGTCCTTCTCTGGTCCGTATTTCCATCCATCTTTGATCTTTTGCGCCAACCAGCTTTCATGAGAGGCTTCTGGTGTTGCATCAGGATTCGCAAGATGCATGTCGACGCCCGCCAATGCGCTGTCTTTTTGCCACTGTGGAGCATTTTCCCAAGTAGCTTGCGACACATCGCCCAGGGCGGCGCAGTAGGCCAAGTTGATCATGTGGGCGACGCGGGCGATGTTCGTGCGATTCATGCTAGTCCTTGATTGAAAGTGAGAAACAGGCAAGGCCCGAGAGCCCTGCCGCTTGTTCAGTCACGCTTTACGGCGCGCCTGTCAACACACCTTCAATCAGGATGTCGGCCACACCGACGGATGCAGAAGCAGCGCCGGCCGTGGTCAGGATCAGATAGGCATCCTTGGGCAGCGTCACCGGAGCGTTGGTCGTGGCGTTGCGCAGTCGGCCAACAGCGTTCAGTACCAAACCGGTGCCGAAGTAGTTGGCGCTTTGCGGCACAACGGTGGAATCCACGCCGTCAACGTACTGGAAGCCCAGACTTCCGGTCATAGCCGCGGTGAAGGCATCCGAGACAATGACATTGCTGTCTTGCAGGCGGAAACCTGCAGGCAGCACGCCCAGGCGCACCACATCACCAAGAGCGATGCCGGTTGCCACATCCGAGTCAATGAAGGCCCCGGCTGCGTTGGTGGTCAGGTTGAAGGGCAACACCGTAGAGTTGCCGTAAGGGGTGCCGCCAAAGGTTGCTTGGTTGAGCACTTTCTTTTTCGTGATAGTCGCCATGATGGGCTCCTGAAAATGTGAGTTTGGTTAAGCGAGCGGCCCGGTCAAGGGCCACTCATGCCTTTAGGCTTGCAGCTTCACAGCGGTGTCAATCGCCATCACGCCGTAGTCGGTGAACTGCTTGGCATCACCGTGGTCAATCTCGAAACGAATCTTCGATCGGCCATTGATCGCACCCAGCAAGATTTCCAGCTTGTCGTCGTGATCCAACTCCTTCTCCGAGAAGAAGAACGGATTGCCAGACTTTGCGTGCTTGCCCCAGGCTTCAGCCAGCGCCTGGCCACCCAGAAGGAGCGCACGGTCCACAGCGAAGCCAGTACCAAAGGCGGCAGGCACCAAGTCGGTCGCGGTTTCAGTCTCGGACGTGAAGCTAGAGCACCAGCGCAGCGAATCACCAGCATAGAAGCGGATCGGCTTGGGCATCTTGACAATCAGGATGCCGTTCCACAAACCGGCTTCGCCCATGAACAGCGGGTTGTTGCCGGCTTGCTGGCTGCGCGCCATCGCGTTGGCTTGCAATGTGCGGAACTGGCCCGAGTTGCTTTGCAGGAACGCGGTGTACTGCTCGCTCGACACCAACAGCACGCGCAAAGGCGAGTCGCTGGCCATCTTGTCGCCTTCAAAGACAACAGGCGGAGGTGGAACAGCCATGCTGTCAAGCTGAGTACGCAGCGCATCCACCAAGTCAGCGTTCATCACATCGGTCGTGGCGATGGTGATTTCGTTGGCAGCAGCCTTGATCGACTCGATGCCTGAACCCGTGCTCATGAAGTGGCGGTTCTTGGTGGGCGCCTTGACCGGGTTG